CCAGCCGTGCGGTTGTAACCATTCAGGATTGAGGTGAGCGCATCCGAAACTGTCACCAGATCGGTGAAGCCGCCTGTCGCGCCCAGAGTTGAAGCCTTGACAATCTTCAGGATGTCATCGGTGCCCGCAAATCCCGCTTGCAGGATGTCATAAGCGGCAGCAGTCGCCTCCGTTGTGCTGGCCAGGTAGCCCTGCTCGCGCACAAGGGCGATTACTCCGGACTGCAGCGCTGCTGAGTCGTCAGTCATCACCCGAAGGCGCCGGCTTTGATCCTCAAGCGCTTTGGCGGCAGCGACGGATTGAACGGTCAGAGCGCCGGTTAGCGCCAAGGTGCCTGCGGCTGCGATACCGGCAGCGCCGCCAGCAGCGGCCAGGGTGCCGCCAGCGGCTCCAATCGCCGCCATTGGTCCACCGCCCATCGCGACCGTTCCAGCCGCGCTGGCTGCGGCATCTCTAAGCGTGAGGCTGCGGCCGGCGGCCTTGGCCGTTCCATCGAGGCCCTTGAGCTTTGCCTCCAGCTTCTGGATCTCCGACCCGTAGCGGGTGAACTCCCTGCTGCCGATCTTGGCCTGCTCGTGCAGTCCGCGGAATGCGTTGATGCTGTTTCGGATGCCAGCGATCGTGCCGTCACTGGCACGCGCATACTGAAACGTTGCCGACCGCAGCGCTTGCATTTCTCTTGCTGTGGTCTGGCCGCCCTTTGCCAGATCCTGCAGCGACCGCTTTACGCGATCAATATTGCCGCCGCCCTTCACCTCAGCCGATAGCCGGATGGCGGTGTCCAGGCTCATCCGCGACATCTGCTATCAGCTCGCTGTTCCTGAATACAGGCTATTGAGGAACTCCCTCTCCATCATCCGCAAATCGCCCAGCAGCCACACCCGATCAACACGCTTGACGCCTTCCTCCTTCGCCCATTGCAGGAAGACGCCGTAATCCATGCCGGTCAGGCCATTCATTCCCACGCGCCATTGCGTCTGCATCAGCAGGAACCAATTCAGTGCTTCAATGTTTTCGGGCAGTATCCCGAACGAATCGGGCTCTTCATCTGGCTCCTCCACCGCTAGGCCAAATATCGCCGCAGCATCTGCCGCATCTTTGCCGTCATCCTTCGGCCCACCCTTCGCGGCAGCAGCAATGAACCGCGCCGCGTCAATTAGTTTTTTTGGCGGAACCCCCCGGCCTTCGCGGCGCCCTTCTCGCTGGGCCGGCCGAGGCTGTCAAGCCAGGATTGGAACACTGCAGCGGCAGCGCCCTGGATGCGGTACAGATGGGTCTTGGATGCGTTGGTGAACTCAATAGGCTCGCCATCCTTATCCACGACCTCAGCGCCCCAGCCGCACAGCACCGCATCGGCTAGGTCTTCGTAGCTGCATGGCAGCGCTTCGGTAACCGTGGCCTCGTCTTTGCCGTAGCCCTGGAGCACCTCTAGCCGGCGGCGCATTATCACCAGCATCTGGTTGTGCTGATCCTGCAGCTCCTGGCAGTCGTCCTGATCCAGCACATGGAAGTGTGCCGTGAAGGTGTAAGCCTTTTTGGTGCCGCCCTTTGCAGGCAGGTCAACGCTCACGGGCCACTCGATGTAGTCCGGTTGGTAGAGGCGAAACATCAGAAGAAGATCAGGCGGGTTTCGTCGTTACCTGTTGACGAATTAGGCAGCGCGGTGAATGGAATCTGCATCATGTCGATACCGTCGGAGTCGCTGAACGACAGGTCGCCGTTAATTGCAACCTTGGGGCAGAAGAAAATCGAGCTTTGGGTTTCAACCGTGCCTTGCTGCACCATGAACGGGCCATCACTGGCGCCGGTGTTGTCGGCTGCAGCGGTGAAGAAGTTCTTGGTCGCAACAGGTGGATTCTCGATCGTGAGCGTGCCGCTTGGGCTGGGGCGGTCGGTGATGCGAGCCGTAGGACTGCAACCGATCAGCGAACGGAACACTGTCGATAGGCCCCAATCAAAGGTGAAGCCCTCAGAGCAGGGATCAAAGCCTTGGAACCGCAGCGCTCGGGTGTGGCGTGGTGTCACCGGCACCGTCTCCCCTTGGTTGCTGTAGACGAATGCCTCAGCGGATTTTGCGGTTGGGGTGACGTAGCGGCCGATGCCGGTAACGGTGAAAGTGCCGTAGCCATTCAGCGGGGCAGCCATGGCAGGGCTACCACGGAAGCCCTCAATGCGGTGAACGTTGACGTCCTTGACCGCCACCAAAGTGCAGCTGGAGCTGTTGCCAAAGGTGCTGATCGGCTGGTACAAGCTCAGCGGTGCAATCCTGTAAAGGCTGGTTGCATTGGTGACAAACGTTGAGGTACTAGGCGCCACCGTCACCACTCGGGTTGCGCTGTCGTGGGCTTGGATGATGCCTTTGCTGCCAGCACCAAGTCCAGCGGTAATCTCGATCGGGAATCCCAGGTAGGCGTTGCTAACAGGGTTGCTGCCTCCAAGGTCCGCCAGGGTAAGAATGTTAGTGCCGCCGGCGGTAGGCGTGCCGGTGATCTGTGCAACGGAGGTCAGGTTCATGCCGCAGGCCTGCAGCAGCGGTGAGAACCGCGGCGCCGTGGCTGCTACTCCGCTGCCGCCCCACTCAAAGGTGATGGTGACGCCAACGTGCTCATTGGTCAGGGGCTGGCGGTCGGCGCCGAGATAGCCCTTAATTAGAGCGCGCTCCACCCGGGTGCCGGTGATCGGGTTGATTTCCATCGACACAATCTTGAGCGCATCGGTGTTGGCCACCGTGGGATCAACGCCATAGCCCGCTGTTTCGGTTTTTGCCAGCAGGAAGCTGTTCCTAATAAGAAGTCCTGACATCAGTTCTGGCCCTTCGGCGCGGGTTTGACAGGTTGTGGCGCGGGATCAGCTGCGGGCTTGGCTGCCGCTTCAGCAGCGGGCACCGTCTCCCCGGACGGAAGCATCACGTACTCCCCGCTTAGGCCGTGGTGTTCGTACTGATCGGCCATGCGCTGGGTATGCGACTTCACTGATTCAGGCTATAGAGCTGCGTCAATTGCATTGTCGCGGGTGCGGTAACGGATCAGGAACTTGTGCCCAATCCAGCCGGCGGTGGCATCGGCCTGCTCATACTGGGGTCGCCAGCCATCTGGCTGCACGTCTTGCGCTAGACCGCCGAGGGTGCGGTCGGCCATCATGCGGGCATGAACGTCAACGCCGATCGGATCAGCCAGTTGATCGGGCACATCACCACGGACGTAGATCTCAATTAAAACCGGCAGCGCCTGATCCAGCCGGCCGAGGCTGGCGCCGGTGGTCCGTGGTGCATTGGCTGGGTTGTCCTCGCCAGGCGAGACGGTAATGGCTGGCGCTTCAGACCTAGAGTATGCCTGCGCTCTGGAGCGGTAGATCCTGCTGCCGACCTGAACAGTTCCTGGCAGTACGGTGGTGGCGATGTAGGCGAGAACCTGCTCACGAATAGATGCCATTGCCGCTGCTAGTGCTTAGGTCAGTCTGCAGTGGCTGCTCAGTGAACGCCGATAGGAAATCAGGCGGAAGGTTGCATTGCTGCGCAGCGGTCAGCATCGCTACCAATGTCGCCTCGCTCAACAGCCCCTGATGCCGTAGCAGCAGTAACGTGGTGCGCAGGTGCTTGGGCTCGCCGCCAGCAGCAGCCAGCACCGCAGATGGGAGTGTTGCCGCTGTAAGTTTGTTGCCGGCAAACGCAATATCATAGGCCTGCAGAGTCTCAGGCGTGGTCAGCAGCCAAAGCCCAAAGCCGTCAAAGTCCGGTGATGGCACTGGCTGCAAATATCCCGCCGCCGCTGCTGCTACCTCAGCCGATGCGGTGCCGACCGGCAATACCAGCGGCGCACGGCTTGGGTTCCGGTCGTCAGTGATCGTGATGCCAGCAGTGGAATACGCAATTGCCATCAGAGGAGTGCAGCGACCTGCAGATAAACCATCCCGCCGCGAGCGGTGCCGGTTTGAACCGTTGTTGCGCCAGCCGTCAACGTCGGCCACGTACCAAACGTCTGCGACACAGATCGCCAGCCGCCTGATGCTGCAGCACCTGACGACACCTGTGCCAGTGTTGGCGCCCCTAAGATTGCTGCCGGAATGTTAATGTTGGCTCCAGTCACGTGCTGCAATGTCGGCGTGCCGTCGCTAGTCGTCGCCATCCAATATGTAACACCCCCTGTTAAATTAAAGTCGGTAAGGTTATCTGATACAACAGCAGCCGTAGCTGAACTGAGGCTTGCAGTAGAGCCAAGCGGAGCACCATTTGGTTCACCGTTCAGCGTTGCGTAAATTGCCAGTTGAATTGAGCTGCTCGCGGCGACTGTGTTTACCCGAGCACCGAGTTCCCCGACCGTGATTGATCGCGCAAGTACAAACGGATGCAGATAAATAACGTTTGCCACCATTGCAGCGGCAGATCCTACAACGCCTTGCAGCGGTGCTAGCCAGTAGCCTGCCGCATACTGCTGGTTGCTGGTTCCGCCGCCGCCACCCGTAGCGCTTAACGTTCCGCCGCTCAGGCTCAGCCCGCTGCCTACCGTGATCTCTTCAGCAGCGCCTGCGCTTGCTGTGCTGCGGCCTAGCATTCTCGCCGTCGCCATTGTTAATCCGCTACTGCCGATTGCGCCTGCTGCAGCTGCACCGAGATTACTGCGTGCCGTTGCTGCATCGGCTTGGGTCAGTTGCGACCGCCCAAATGTCGTAGTGCTAAGT